CACGCTGCCGCCCGATGGCGGCTCCTTGGCGGTTCTCCATCGTGCAAGTACTGCATGAGATACGCCGATTGCTTGTGCGGCTGCTAAGTCGGACTCGTAGCCGCGCTCTCGTGACAGTCGGTCTACCCAGTCTGAAAACTGCGTCATTTGGCCACGATAACGCGCCAAACGCTGGGGCAACACGGTGTGCGTGTGCACACGAGTAGCAGGCACTTGACTTACACGCTTGTTGTTTCCCAGGTAGAGCAGCGGATATCCCAAATGCCGAGTTGAGATTCCAGATAGTGAAAAATTTCTGTGCGCGCACGGTGAGCGTGTGCACCCACGCATGTTGCGCGCACGCACAGTAGGCGCTATGGTTGTGTGACCGCACACAAGCACCAGCGAGTGCGCACACACTAGGAGTTGATATGGGAGCTGAAATCAAGCTCAAGCGAGAACGGCTCGCCGAGTACCGGCAGCTGTCGGGCATGACCACACAGCAGAAGCTCGGCGACGCCATGGGAATGGAACGATCCACGCTGTCCCGAACCCTCAACGGCTTCATTGACCCAGGCGAGAAGTTGATCGCTGGACTCGTCAGAGCCTTCGTCGGCACCACTGTTCTTGATGTCAGCCCGGCGCGTCTTGAGTTGGCCGCCGAGATGGTCGGCCTCAGCGCCGACGAACTCCGCATCGGGGTCCTGTTCACAAACCTCTTCGACCTCGTCGGAGTCGGCATCGAGGACGTGGCGGCATGAGCAGCCCACGCGACTGGATCAGGCACATCGCCGACATCCAAACGGCCAACGATCACAGTGTCGAGATCAGCGCCCAGGTCTCGGATGCCCAGCGGCTGGTCCTCATTGGCAGCCACGCGATCGACATCGACCAGATGCCAGCGGTTTACGCGGCCCTGACTGCTGCAGTCGACGCGCTCAATGCTGCCTGAAAAGAGAGCGGCCGCCCGGGCGCAACCGGACGGCCAGGCACCCACCAATCGGAAGGAAACGCAGATGCCCGCACAGTGTAACCCGCTCGACGCGTCGCTCACTGAGGAGCTGGACCGCTTCGACGACTTCTTTGACTTCCACTACCCGAGCCTGAGGGCTAAGGGCACCTACCGGGCCAACTACGAGGGCCTGACTGCCCAGGAGCTTTCGATGGTCACGGACGGGCTGATCGATTCGCTCCCGCCGAGCGGGTTCCTGTGACCGGCTTCTGGCTGATCGCTGGCTCTCACGCGATCACCACCCTCCCAATCCTGGCGTTCTTTGCCTTCATCTTCTGGCCTCGAAAGGAAGTCCGATGACCCTCACCGAATTCCCCAGCATCACGCAGGGAACGGACGAGTGGCACGACCAGCGCCGAGGCATCGTCACCGCCTCCGCCGTTGGGAAGCTCGTCACAGCGAAGACCCTCCAGACGGCAAGCAACACGGAATCACGTGGCCTGACTGCACTTCTTGCAGCCGAACGCATCACTGGATGGACCGATCCGACGTACATCAGCGACGACATGCTCCGCGGCATCGAGGACGAACCGCTAGCCCGCGACGTGTACGCCGAGCACTACGCGCCAGTCACTGAGACCGGCTTCATGATCCGCGAAGACCAGGGCGTCAAGATTGGATACTCCCCGGACGGGCTCGTCGGCGACGACGGACTGATCGAGATCAAGTCCCGCCGACAGAAGATCCACCTGGAAACCATCCTTTCCGGGCATCCGCCGATCGAGAACATGCCGCAGCTTCAATGCGGGCTGCTTGTGTCCGGCCGCGACTGGATCGACTACGTCTCCTACTGCGGCGGGATGCCTCTCTGGGTGAAGCGCGTCTTCCCGGATCAGCGCTGGTTCGACGCCATCAACTCCGCAGTCCGCGCCTTGGAAGAGAACGCCGCCGAGATGATCCGCCTCTACGAGGAGTCGGTCGCCGGCCTTCCCGCTACTGAACGAACGATCGAACTGGAAATGGTGATCTAGCCATGGACATCACAGAAACCATCGCCCCCAAGTCCGACCAGCTCAACGCCGAAGATCTCCTCAGCGGTCCGCGGACCGTCCAGATCGAAAGCGTCAGCAAGGGCTCGTCCGAGCAGCCGGTCAACATCCACCTCGTCGAGTTCCCGGGCCGCCCGTTCCGCCCATCCAAGACAGTGCGACGCATCCTCGTCGCCGCATGGGGCGCAGAGGCATCGGCGTACGTCGGACGACGGATGACCCTGTACCGCGACGCATCGGTGCGGTTCGGCGGCCAGGAGGTCGGCGGCATCCGCATCAGCCACCTGTCCCACATCGACAAGCGCCTCACGTTGGCGCTCACGGTGACCCGAGGCAAGCGCGCACCGTACGTCGTCGAGCCGCTACCCGAGGAGCAGCCGGATGTCGTCGTCGATCTCGACAGCCTCCTCGCCGGCATCGAAGCCGCCGACACGAAGGACGCATTGAAGGCGATCTGGAACCAGGCGGCGACCCTGCCGGAGGGCTCGCAGGGCCGCAAGACCGTGAGCGAGCGCATCACGGCACGCCTCGCAGACCTCAACACACCTGCGCCGGAACCCGAAACCGCCCCCGATCCCGCGCCCGACGCGCCGACCGAACTCTTCCAGCAGGAGGCAGCAGAATGAACTGGACCACCGCACCCATGGCCGCGTTCGACCTCGAAACCACCGGGCCGATCCCAACCAACGCCCGCATCGTCACCGCCCACATCGCGCTCATCAACGGGCGCGAGCACTCCGGGCAGAACTGGCTTCTCAACCCGCAGCAGGGCATCCCCGAAGGCGCGACCGCGGTACACGGCATCACCACCGAGCACGCCCGCGAACACGGCCAGAACTACACCGAGGGCTACCACGAGATCCGCCAGGCCCTCACCGCGGCATGGGAAGCCGGCCACACGGTCGTGGTGTTCAACGCCGCCTACGACCTGACCCTCATGGACCGCGAGGGGGTGCGGCTCGGTTACCCGCCCCTTGAGCCCGGCCTGGTGATCGACCCATTCGTCATCGACCGAGCAATGGACCCGTACCGCAAGGGCAAGCGGACCCTCGCCGCTGTCTGCGAGCACTACGACGTGCGTCTCGATGGCGCACACTCCGCCGATGGCGATGCACTCGCCGCGGCCAGGCTCGCCTGGAAGTTGCCGCGCAAGTACTCCGCGCTGGCTGGGCTCGACATCATGCAGTCGCAGGCCGAATGGCACGCAGCCCGCCAGGATGACTTCGCGGAGTACCTCCGCCGCCAAGGCAAGGATGCCTCGGATGTCAACGGCGACTGGCCGATGCGAGGACGAAAGCAGTCCACCGAGCCGGAGCAGCAGACCCTCGACACAGCCGAGGTGGTCGCATGACGCGGCTGAGCCTGACCACGAGATGGCGGATCGCGAAGATCGGCGCAGGCGAATGGGGTGTGTACGTCTCGCCAGCCTCCCCGCGTCCGATGGCAGTGTTCGCCACCTGGCGTGACGCCTGGGACGACCTCGAAGCCTTCCTTGAGGTGGTCGCGTGACCGCGCAGTGGCAGGCCATCGTCTGCGCACTCCTCACCGGCCACCCCATCGAGCTCCCCTTCTATGCCACCCCGGAGGCCTGGGCATGAGCTACAAGGAACTTCGCGACTACCTCGCCGAGCTCGCGGGTGAGCGAGCCAACGAGGCATACGAGCACATCACCAAGGCACTCGGCTGGAACCCTCCTCCTCTCTGGGAAGCGCCCCGAGCCAAGGCGGACGTGATCAACGCCGAGGTAAAGCAGCTCGACGGATTCCGGCACGTCGGGTGGTACTGCGAGCACCCCCTCCTCTCGACCCCGCCATACGGGCGCATCACCCACCACCGCGAGTGGAGCCACAAGAACAAGCGCGGATGGCGAGAGAACAAGAACGTGAGCAGGTCGGTGACTTGCTGTCCCGAGTACGACTCGTCCCTCGTTTGCCCGCAGCGGCAGCCGATCTATGTCCGAATCTCCGAGGAGAACCAGTGACCCTCACCGCTGACGACTGCATCGCAGCCGCAACCACACCGCACAGCCGCTACCTCGAGCACGCCCAAGCCGCGCTCGACGCCTGCATCCGCGGCGCCGTCCCCTTCTCCGCCGACACCGTCCGGGCCCTCATCCCGGCGTCGGCGGGGGAGGGGAACCCCAACGTCCTCCCCGCCTTGTTCCTCAACGCGTCGAAGCGGCAGCGCATCACCCCCGTCGGCTACATCGCGCCGGCCCGCCACACCCGCCACGGAAACCGAAACCGCCTCTGGATCGGAGGACCCCAGTGACCGAATGCGTCTGCGGCACTTGCCCGCCCTGCCGCCGCGAACTCCGCCTCGCCGCCCGTGAGGTCGCCAAGCCCATCGTCCTCTCGCCGCTTGCCGCGGCCATCCTCGCCGAACCCATCGGATACGAGCCGGTCAAACCCCGTGTCCGGCCTGTGCAGAACCGGCGCAAGCCGGAACCGAACCTCGACTCGCAGAAGCGGGCCACCCGCCGCCGCAGCGACAACGCCGTCAACCTCACCCAGCGGTCCACGAAGCCGCCCACCCCGACGGCCTGCGCCCAGTGCGGCGGGATGCGTGCCGTGACTACCCGCGGAGGCGGCGCCTACAGCCACCTGTACCTCACCGGCTCCGGTGATCTGTGCGAGGTCTGCGCCGACGCCGTCCAGTTCCGTGCTGTCCTCGACGCCTTCGAGCAGTCCGAGGGTGACGAGCGGGAGGCGCTGCGCCGCAAGGCGTGGCGAGCTCGCCGCTTCCTCGACCGCGAACTCCGCGACGGCCGCGCCTACGCCCCAGCGGCCCCACAGCACGGCGGCGCAACCGCCTACAACAAGGACGGATGCCGTTGCGAACCGTGCCGCGACTGGAAGGCCACCGACAATGCCCGACGGAGGGCAGCAGCATGAACACCCCCTACGCCTGGCGCAAGGACGCCAAGTGCTTCGGGCAGGACATCGCCCTCTACGAGACCGCGAACCTCCCCGGCGCACAAGCCAGACGGCCCGCAGCCCGAGCCCGCTGCGCCGGCTGCCGCGTCATCCCTGACTGCGCCCAGGACGCTTTCGACCACTGGCAGCACACCCGCGGCCACATCCGCGCCGGATACGCGATCCCCAACAGCGAAACCGGCCGGACCGAGGCCAGGAAAGCAATCGCCTCCATCGCTGAGCGTCGGGCGGTGAGTGCATGATCCCACCGCCCGACCCCATCGGCACTGTGCAAGCGCTCACCGCCGCCGTCGAAACCCCCTGGGGCACCTACGCCCCGGGGGTGCTCGTCACCATCACCGCGGCAACCGAAACCGGCTGGATCATCGACGTGGACCCCCTGCCCACGCCAGGCCGCCGGCACCGGATCGAAATCCCCGCGACCGCACTCACTGCATGGGCCGAAGGCCCCGCGCTGCACGGCCGCATCAGCATCCCCGCCGACGCTCTCGCCGAGCTCTACCTCAACGCCACCATCGAAGCGCAGATGACCGCCGAATCCCTCTGCGGCACCACCCTGATCGACGCCCTCGTGGCCCGCCACGACGCACGGAAGGCGGCCTGAGATGCCCAAGGACAAGCGCATCTACATCACCCTCGCCGTCGACATGCCCGACCACCCCAAGCTCGCAGCCCTCACCAAAGGGCAATGCTGGCTCATCGTCGAAGCTCTCATGTACTGCCGCAACTACAAGACCGACGGCGTCATCGACGCTGCCGTCTGGCGAAAGATGGACACCAAGCGGAACCGGGAAGCAGTCGAGCAGAGCCGCGTCGGAATCAACTTAGCGACAGAATCGCGACAGGATTTCGACAAAATCGCGGCAGAATTTCGGCAGAAAACTGGTGCGGCACTACCAAATTCTGGCGTGTTTTTTCCGGACTACGCCGAGCATCAGCAGACCAGAGCCGACATCGAAGCGGCCACCGCAGCGAAGAAAGCCGCAGGTAGCAAGGGTGGAAAGGCCCGCGCAGCCAACGCCAGCTACCCCAAGCCGGACCCGGAAGAGGCAAGCGAAGGTCAAGCAGCTGCTTGCGATCCGCTTAAGCAGACGCTCAAGCAAAACCAAGCAGAGGTAGAGGTAGAGGAAGAGAAAGAACTATCTACTCACCTAAGTACCCCCCCTCACGTAAGTAACGCGCCCGCGAAGCGCCGACGCGGACTACAAGCCATCGACGCGGCGAACGCCACCGCCCGATTCCCCGCCGTCCACGCCTTCATGCACGACTACGTCCAGGCATCCGCAACACCGATCGACCAAAAGACCTTCGCCCAAATCGAAGACGCCATCACGCCACTCATCGCACAGGGCATCCCCGGCCAGCAAGTCGCCAACGGCATCCGAGCCTGGGAAGCATCCGACTCGTTCAGCCCCACCCAGATCGCCGCGTTCGTCCACAAAGCCGGCGCCAAAGCCTCAGCTCCGTCCGGGCAAGGCAAACCCACCACCAAAGCCCTCGGGCACCTCGCCTCCGCCGAACGCCTCATCCAAGCCAGGAGAAACGCATGACCATCACCAGCATCGACGCCACCGACGAAACGCTCATCGCCACCGGAATGGTCTTCGCCCGAGCCGCCGTCTTCGACGACTACTTCGGCCACGAGGACGACGGACGCACAGCCGCATGGGCCGAAGCGATCCAGAAATACAACCTCGACCGAGCCGACCTCCTCAACGCCGTCACCACGTTCTACGCCGGAACCCCCGGAGGGCGCCTCAGCATCGGCGAACTCATCCGCCTAGCCCGCCAGTCACGGCAGGACACCGCGATGCGCCGAGAGCACGATGAGCGGGCAAAGCGAGGCATCACAACAGGACTCACACCCATCACCGCCACCACAACACCCGACACCCAGCTCGGCGGCCTCCCCATCGCAGGAGCCGACGGTGACCCCGTCTGGGCCGCATACGACATCAACAACGCCATCAACCACGACTGCCCCACCTGCAAAGAACCCGCCGGAGGCGCCTGCGTCAACACACGCAACGACCAAGCACGCAAAATCCCATGCCTCGCACGAATGAGGCTCTGACCTGCCGTAATTCCGCGCTCGCGCCTGTGTTGGTGTTTGCGCGCTCAATGTGGAGTGTGTGCGCACACTCTTGTGTTAGTGTGTGAACACAGCCCGGCGCAACGGGCTTCTATCTCCATCTCTCGGAAGGAACCTTGATGGAACCCAATCTGATTCGTGTGACGGCTGTTTCGGCGCTTCGTGGGATTGTGCCGACGCCGATTCACGCTGAGCTGGTCGCTGAGTGGCAGGCCGATGGCCGTGAGATCCCGGCGGAGGTGGCGGCATGAGCAAGCTCCTGAGCCTCCTCGTGTGCGCCCTGGTGGCGTTGCTGGGCGTCGGATACGGCTTCGTCTGCATCAGCATCGCGTACACGGTGGGAGCGCAGTCGTGAGCGCCCCGTACACCGCCGACGAGTTGCATCGGTTCGCGGACTGGATGAACGACCGTGGCATCGACGCAGGAGATGTGTTCGCTGAGCTGTACGCGGAGGCTGATCGCCTTGAGAAGTCCGACGACTTCAACACCGCGCCTTGCTCTCACTGCGGGCAGGAGATTCGGCTATGAGCGCCATCGTGGACTGCGGCGAGTACGTCGACACGCGGCCGCAGCAGTCCTGCGAGCACCTCGACTTGCAGGCCGGTTACCGCGACAGCTTCGGCCACTTCATGTGGTGCACCGACTGCGACGCCATGTTCGACGAGACGGGGGAGGAGCTGCTGTGAGCGCCTACCCCATCGTCCACGCCTGCGACTGCGGCACCTGGGACAGCATCCACGAAACCGGCTGCGACGGAACAGCCCACAACTGGGACGACGCCGACCACACCCACGACCTTCACGCAGACCAGGAGTACGACCTGTGACGACGATCCCCGTAGTGCCTGACGTTCGGTTCACCATCCCGGTCGAGCCCACGTCAAAGGCTCGCCACCGGACGGGGATTCGGGGCGGCAAGGTCTACCACTACAAGGACTCCAAGACCACGAAGGCTCAAGACCTGGTGTCCTACTACTTCCGG